CAATACTAATGAAAATACTAACTCCGTATTTGGTAGGCAACCTGTATGTGTTTTAAGAATTGGTGATTTCTACCACACAAAAATAATGATTGAAAATATGGCTATTGATTATAGTGTTGATAATGCTTGGGATTTAAACCCTGAAGGTATGGGAGTACAACCAATGATTGCAGATGTAGACATAAAAGTTAAGGTTATTGGTGGACAATCATTGGCTACACCTATTGCAGAATTGCAAAATGCAATATCATTTAATTATTATGCAAATTCAACATATTATAATGATGGGATTTACAAAACACCCACTAATGCAGAAGTAGCACAATTAAGGGATAATAATATTAATAATAATGATGCATAATTATGAAACAAGATTATGATAGATATGAATTTTTAAAAACTGGTAAAGAATATAAAATGATGCCATTTGTTAAAATTCCTAAAAGAAATACTGATAAATATATTTCTTGGAATTCAAATACTGATAGAATGGATAAGTTGGCTAATAAATATTATAATAATCCTTTTTATAATTTCTTTATTATATATGCTAATCCAGAATATATTTCTGAATATGATATCCCAGATAATACAATTATTAGAATACCATATCCATTAGATGTTGTTAAATCATATTATGAATCATTTTTAGATAAAAAATTTTCAAATCAATAAAAACTGTTGCTATTAACATTTTTTATTGATAATTTTGAAAACAAAAAATGAAAAATAAAATTATTGTTGTATATAGCAGTCATTTATCAAAAGATGTAGATTTATTATTTGAAAAAAATATAACTAATACAATTGGTTGTAAACATCAAATAATTAGATATGAAAATAAAAATGAAAAATCATTATCAGAAATATATAATTCAGCAATAAAAAAATATAACGATAAAAATAGTATTTTTTTATTCATTCACAATGATATTGAATTTAATACAGATAAATGGGGAATGTTATTATTAACAAAATTTAATAATTCTAATTTCGATATTATTGGTGTTGCTGGTACAGATTATTTAGATGATACTGGTAAATGGTGGAATAATAGAAATAGTTTATATGGTATAGTAAATCATAGCGATGGTTATAAAACATGGGAGAGTAAATTTTCAGGTAAATTTATAGGTATTAAAGAATGTGTTGTTATTGATGGTCTGTTTATTGCTTTAGATGGAGATGAATTAGGTGAATGTTTTAATGAAGAATACGGTATGTTTCATTTTTATGATATTTCTATGTGTACCGAAGCTTATTTAAATGGTTTTAATATTGGTGTGACAACGGATATTAGAATAACTCATAAATCTGTTGGTGTTGTTAATGAAGAATGGGAAGAAAATAGATTAAAATTTATTAATGAATATAAAGAAGAATTACCTCTATCATTAAATAATTATATGTAATATGATAAATATAGATAAAATTGATGATGGTTTACCTATTTCAGTTATAGTTCCATTATCAAACAACAGAAAAGATTTTTTTTATAATTTTGTTTTACCTTTAGTAGAAGCAAACAATCCAAATGAAATAATTATTAATGATGATTTAGGATCTGCACCAAAAAAACGTAATAATGGAGTAAAAAAATCAACACAACCGTATTTGTTTTTTTTGGATGATGATATTCTTCTACCTAAAAATTATTTAGAAACGTTACATAATTCTATTAAGAATAGTGATTATGCATATGCATATACAGTATATAAAGGTATAGTTTTACATCCTGAATCTCATCCAATGAAAGGCAATTTTGAAATAAAATCAAACGAATTTGATGGTAATAAGTTAAAAAGAGGTAATTATATATCAACAATGTCTTTAATAAAAAAAGATTGTTTCCCATTCTTCGATGAAAAATTAAAGAGATTTCAAGATTGGGATATATTTTTAAATATGTATATTAATAATAATTATCAGGGAAAATTTATACCTAATTTACAATTTATGGCATATTACATTGATAAAGGAATTACTAGTACAGATAATTCGATGGTTGAATCATACAATATTATTAAAAATAAATATAATTTATAATGAACAGTAGGGATTATAAAACAGTTAGAAGAAATGAATTATTAGATAGATATCAAAATAAAAAATTGGTAACAACAAAAAAAAATAATTCAAATTCTAATATGTATCAATATGATGAGACGACTATAAAAAATAAATTGTATTATGATATTATTATAATAATACCTTCCAAAGACAGATATGATTATTTGATTAATATTTTAAATGATTTAATATCACAATCAACAAAATACACATTTAAAATAATTGTATTGAATGATGCATCAATAGATGGTAGATATAAAAATATTCCAGAGTTATATAATAATATAACATATTTAGAAAATATTGAAAATTTTGGAAAACATTTATATTGGAAATCAATAAACAAATTGTTTTTTGAAGCTAGTAAATATAGTTTTAGATTTTTATTACAAATAGATGATGATTTTAAACTATGTAATAATTTTTTAGACCGATTGATTATTGATTATACAAATGCTAAAAATAAAAATAATAAAATTATATGTTTAGATTATAGGATTATGAATGATTGGGATGAATTAAGATGGGGTTGTGGTAAATCGTGGATTGATGGTTGTGGACTATATGAACATGAGTTTATTCGACAAATAAAATTTAAAATAGATCCAATCAACAAATTAAGATGGAGAATGAATAAGGATATTAGTAGCGGTGTTTGGCAACAAATATCTAAAAAAATTAATTTATTGGGTTATATTGTTTATAAAAATAATAAAAGACTTGTTGAGCATATTAAATGTGAAACACAAATGCAAAAATAATATTATGAAAACAATAAAAAGATTTATATATGAAAATGTTGAATATAATATTCAGGGTTTTAAAGATGAACATATATTTAAACAAATAAACGATAAAGGGTTTTATGAAAAAGGTTTGTTAGAATATATAAAAAATTTGAATATATATGGTGTATATATTGATGTTGGTGCAAATATTGGAAATCATTCATTATTTTTTGCCAATCATTGTAATTCAAAAAAAGTAATATCGTTTGAACCAGAAGTAGAATGTTTTGAATTATTAAAATATAATACAAATACCAATTCAAAAAAAGAAATATTGATAAATAATTTGGGTGTTTGGAATACTAAAGAAAAACTTTTTATTAAAAAGTTTCCAAATTATAAAAATATGGGTTTGTCTACTATTGTAGATAAGAAAACTGATAACACATACGAAATTAATTTAATTTCTTTAGATGAATTTGTTTGTTTAGAAGAAAAAATAGGTTTAATTAAAATAGATGTTGAGGGTTGTGAATTAAATATTTTAAATGGTAGTAAAAAAATTATTGAAAAATATCATCCTGTTATAATTTGTGAAGCAGAAAAAGAAGAAAATAAAAATAAATTAGATGATTTATTAAGTCAATACGGATATAAAAATTCATTAGTTAAATTTAATGCAACACCAACATATGTTTGGAAAATATAAAAAATATTTAATATGAATAATGATGTTGCTATAATAATGTGTACTTGGAAGAGAATTAATAAATTACAAAAAACAATCAATTTATTAAAAAATCAAACATATAAAAATTTTGATTTTTATATTTGGAATAATAATAATAATATTAAAAATATTATTGATAAAATAATTATAGAAGAAAAAAAGAATATAAATATTGATGTAAAACATTCACAATTAAATGTTGGGGGGTTCGGTAGATTTTTATTTGCTAAAGAAATACATGATAAATATAAATCAATAATTTTTATTGATGATGACCAAATATTTAATAAAGAAATGGTTGATGTTTTTATTAAATCATATAAACCTAAAACAATTTGTAGTTGGTATAGTTTTAAATTAAAAAATAATTATTGGGATAGGTTTAGAGTTGGTGATAAAGTGGAAGCTGATTATTGTGGTACTGGAGGTATGATCGTTGATTCTGATTTATTTTCACATGATTTAATTTATGAAATACCTGAGAAATATAAATTTGTTGAGGATTTATGGTTATCTTTTATTGCTAAAGAAATTTATGGTTGGAAATTATATGGATTAGATGTTAATATAAAAATAGAAGTTGATGGTAAAGACCAATATAGTAAATTGAGGAATCTAAAAAATGAGTTTTATTCATATTTATTACAAAACAAAAATAATTTAAAAAAAGACTATTTATAATAAAACAATTTGTTATGGAAAACAAGTATGATTATTTAGACAATTTTAACGGTGATAAGAATTTAACACCAGACGAATTAGAAAAAAAGAAAAAAGTTAAACAGATTAAAGTTAAAGATGGTCTTGTTGAACATTTAAATAAAGAATTAATTTTGGAAGATGGTCGTAAACTTCTTAGAGATTAATTATATTATTTAATACGTAAATATTATGAATGATAAACATTTTGAAAAAATAATGTTCAAGTCTTCTTATGGATTGAATGAAGGTGTTAAATATAATAAAATTGATTCATCTTATTTTGATAATGATGATGATTTTGATATTATTGGTGAAGATGAATCCGAGGAAGATAATGAAGAATTGGAAAATGATGAAGAATTAGGTATTAATAACTCTGAGGAAGATAATGTTGATAATACTGAGGAAATAAGTTTAGACGACAATTCTAAGCAAGAAGTAGATACCACTGAAAAAAATCATGATTTAGTTCAGAATCAAATTATAAAAAATACTATTAATACTATGAATATGATTCATGATAAAATGAAAGAATTGGAAAATAGTGTTAATGTTTTAAATAATGAATATACTAAATTAAAGTCTGATGTTGAAGAAGTTAAAGAACCATCAAATATGGAAAAATTAACTCAACATAAAGAAGATTCATTTCCATATTATAAAAATTTGAATGATATTTGGAAAAGTGATGGAAAGGGTAATGCTGTTAATGATGAAGGTATAATCAAATTAAAAAATGGTACTTATATAAGTATATTTGATGATCTTGATAATATGTCATCTACACAAATAGAAAAAAGTTTTTATACATACGATTAAATAATATAAATAATGAGCACAATTAGGACTTATTTTTCGAAAAACAATACTATTATAACAAATAATAGAATTAATAATAGTCAAAATCCTGTAACTGAATTAAGCTATGGATTAAATAATATTGTGTCTCGATTTATTTTTGATGTTGAATTAAATAAATTAAAGAATAAAATATTATCTCAGGGATATGATGTTGATCATGTGGTATCACATAAATTAAAAATACAAAATACTGTTAAAGAATATGATCAATATTTAGGTGGGTATTTTAGAGATAAGGAAACTCAAAGAACGTCATCATTTAATATCGATTTATTTAAAATAGAGGAAGAATGGGATGAAGGTAATGGATATGAATTTTATTATGATGAAAATACACCTATAAATCCAATATATTCAGCATCTAATTGGTATTATAAGAAAACTGATAATGAATGGGAATTTGAGGGAATATATAATACTGGAACAACTCAAATTATTGGATCACAATTCTTTGATAATGGTAATGAGAATATAGAAATTGATGTTACTGATTATATCAATGATTGTATTTTTATTGATGATACAACGCATCAAGGATTTGGTTTGAAGTTTGTAGATGAATTAGAAGAACTTGAAACTAAATATAGACAAGCAGTAGCATTTCATACAAAATATACTCATACATTTTTTAAACCATATATTGAAACATATATAGATGATGTTATAGATGATGATAGAGATAAATTTTATATAGATAAAGAAAATTACTTATATTTGTTTTATAAAGAGAACAAAACATATAAAGATATTACAATTAACAACGTTAATATAATTGATTATAATGGTGAATCAGTAAATTATATTAGTGGTAATAACGTTGAAAAAATTAAAAACGGTATATATAGAGTTCCATATACTGTTTTTTCTAATACATATCCAGACAGAGTAATATTTAACGATGTTTGGAATATTAATGTTGATGGTGCTGATAAATCAATAAGACAAAAATTTTATATAAAACCAAACAACAATTATTATAATTTTAGTAATGATAGTTTAAATCCAGATAATTTCCATTTTAATATCAATGGAATAAAAAATGGAGAGATCATAACAAATAAAAATGAAAAATATATAAGTTTAAATGTTAAAAAATTATATGATTATGATGAAGATTTAGATATTTATTATTCATTATATGCTAAATTAAGCGATAATCATAGAATTGATGTAATTACTGAACAACCTGTTGATAGATATAATAATAAATATGGGTTTAAATTAGATGTTGAATGGTTAATACCACAAGATTATTGTATTGATTTCTACATTTTTGATGGTGGTTATAAATATTTAATAAATTCTGTAAATTTTAAAATAAATAATGTTTTTTAAAAAAACTATTGTTTATATGTTGGTGAAAAAGTATTTTTGTAGTGTGAAAATTAAGAATGATTTTAGTGAAAATAATTAATAATAAAGTGTAAATTTAAATTAAGTATTATGAGTGAAATGCAAAATGTCCAAGACATGTTTAATGACTATGGTAAAAATGGTCAAGAAAAAAAACCAAACAATGGTAAAAAAATTGAAAACATTCTAAGTAAAATGTTTCAACCTAGAAACGAAAAAGAATATTTTAGAATGACCCCTCCTAACAAAGGTGAGAAAATTATCGAAAAAGCCTTTTTCCATCAAGTACAAACAAATTCAACAACAGGTAAGAAATGGAGAAAAATTTATTGCTTAGAAAAAAATGGTGATAAAGTACCTAAGTTGGATGCTAATGGTAATCCTGAAGTTGATCAACAAGGTAACAAGGTAATGGTTACACCAAGATGTCCTCATTGTGAAAAAAATAGAAGAATTCTTGATACTCAAGATAAAACTGTTATTGGTATTAAAAAAGATACAATGACACCAGATCAATTGAAAATTTTTGAAAAAAATAAAGAAATTTTCATGAGTGCAAGAAAATACGAAGCTAATTTGTATTATATTATTGCTGGTATTGATAGATTAGCTGAAAGAGATGGTAAAAAATTCTGGAGATTTAAACATAATTTTAAGAATGAAGGTGTCTTAAATAAATTGATGCCTGTTCTAAGTGATTTTGTTGAAATGAATAAGGTTGATTTTACCAGTCCTAAAAACGGTGCAGATTTATCAATAACTGTTACCGATGCATATATGCCAAATGGTAAATCATATAAAGCTGTTTCTGCAATTACTATGGGAAATTCAAAACCATTGCACAATGATGAAAATGTTGCAAATCAATGGTTAAATGATAAAATTAGTTGGAGAGATATTTTTAAACCTGCATCAGCCCCCGGAATTACACCTGAAAAATACATGGAATTGATTCTTGAAGAAAAAGATCCATATTGGGATGATTCTAATCCTCAAAATAAACATTGGGTATTTCCCGGAAACCCTGAGTTAGAGGAAAATGCTAAACAAGTTATTGCAGCTAATAGAAATAATAACACTAATAATAAAGAAGATGCAAAAATTGATGATTTAGATTCTAAAATTGGTAATCTTAATTCAGATTCATCAGGAACTTATCAAGACAATCATGTAGACTTGACAAATAGTGTTGAAACTAACAATAATACTAAGGTTCAAAATACTCAATCAACAACACAACAAAGTACTACTGATGAACCAAAACAAGTTGAAAAACCAGTAGAAACAGTTCAAGAATCAATAACAAATACTGTTGATGAAGAAGATGATGATTTGTCTGATCTTCCATTCTAAAAATATGGTTAAATAAATAAGGTATAGGGGTAATAATTTTATCCCTATACTATTATATTAATTTTAAAAATAAAAATTTGTATGGCGAATAATGTCGATGAATTAGCTAGAAATAAAAAAAAGAAACCAGTATCAAAAAAAGATTTTTCATTGAAAGATTTTAAAAAGAAAATTAATGGTGAAGATATTCCTTATAAAGATTTAAAATGGTTTCAATTTAGTGATGTTGTTAAAAATTCGGTTGGACTTCCCGGTGTTCCAAAGGGATATGTAACTTTATGTAGAGGATTTTCAAATACTGGTAAATCAACAATGCTTTGTGAAGCTGTTGTTGAAGCACAAAAACAAGGTGTTTTACCAGTTATAATTGATACTGAAAACAACTTAGGTAGAGAACGTTTAGCTAAAATGGGTTTTGATTTTGAAAATGAGTTTTTTATTTACGCTGATAATGATTTTCTATTAGAAAATTATGGTAAAAAACAAAATAAAAATCGAAATGAAGCTGCAATTGAAGATATGTCTGTTTTCATTAATGATATATTGGATATGCAAGATGATGGTTCATTACCATTTGATTTAATGTTTGCTATTGATTCTCTAGGTACTATGGATTGTATTAAAACAATCGATGCACAAGAAAAAGGTTCTACTGATAATAATATGTGGAATGCAAACGCTTTTGAAAAATCGTTTAAATATCTAATCAATAACAGAATTCCATCATCTAGAAAAGTAAATAAACCCTATACAAATACAATGATAGCAGTTCAAAAAATTTGGATTGATAACATGGGTATGGGGGTTGTAAAACATAAAGGTGGTGAAGCATTCTTTTATGGTGCAAGATTGATTTTTCATTATGGTGGTACTGCTGGACATGGTACCAAGAAAGTATCAGCAACTTCAAAAGGTAAAGATGTTCAATTTGGTATTGAAACAAAAATATCTATTGTTAAAAACCAAATTGATGGTGATTTAGGTGGTATTGCAATGGATGGAAAAATTGTTTCAACACCACATGGTTTTATTGGTTCTGAAAAATCTGATATTGATGCATATAAGAAGAATAATATTCAGTTTTTTAGAGAAGTGTTGGGTAATGATATTAGTGTTGAAGATATTAAAACTAAATATACTGAAAACAATGAAGAGGGTAGTGTTAGTGTTGATGATTTAGATAAAAACCTTGAAGAATATAAATAATTCTAATACGTGGATATGAACAATTTTAATAATGTTGTTCATATCCATTTTAATTATAAATAAATGGAAATAAGAACATTATTAGTTGATTCTTCATATTTATTAAAAAGATCTTTGAATGGCGCAAAGGATATTAGTACTGATAAGTTTGGTATGATAGGTGGCTTATATCAATTTTTCACAACAATAAGGAAATTAATTACTGATCACAAAATAAATAAAGTTGTTTTAGCTTGGGATGGTGAAAATGGTGGGTTTTATAGATATAAAATGGATAAAGCATATAAATCAAATAGAAAAAATAAATCTTGGTATAATAAAATTAATTTAACTGAATATGAAATAAAAAAAGAAGAAGAAAAAAATTTCTCAGTATTAAAACAAAAAAAAAGAATTCAAGCATATGCAGAAGAATTATTTTTTAGACAAATTGAAGTTGATAAAATAGAAGCTGACGATATAATTTCATTGTATTGTCAAACATACAATGAAAAAGAGGAAATATATCTATATAGTAAAGATCAAGATTTTTTACAATTATTAAAATATAATATAACAATATTATTTCCAAATATTCAAATACCAATAACAAAACAAACATTTATGTTAAATTTCGAGTATCACTATAGTAACTCATTAACAATGAAAATTATTTGTGGTGATAATAGTGATGTTGTTGAGGGTGTTAAAGGTGTTCAACAAAAAACATTATTAAAATATTTTCCAGATTTGAAGTTTAGATATATGTCTGTTAAGGAAATATGTATGGAAGCAAAAAAAATAAATGAAGATAGAATAATCAATAAAAAGAAAGAATTATCAGCTTTAAAAAATATTTTAAATAGTATAGATCGAATGAAATTGAATTATAAACTCGTTAATTTAGATGAACCGATAATAAATGATGAGGTTAAAGAATTGTTTGAATATCTTGAAGTACCTTTGTCTATGGATGATAGGAATTCAAAAAATTTATATAATTTAATGATTGAAGACGAATTTTTAAACATATATAAAAGTACATTTGTTAACTATGTTAAACCTTTTTATCCAGTAATAACACAAGAGCAACAAAAATTTAAAGAATATTACAAATAAATTATTGTTGATTTGATATATGATGCGTATATTTGTAATGTTAATGAGATGTTTAATTTTAAAATAAAAAAAATGAATGATAATAAGTTTAAGTTAGGTTTGTATTCTGGTAATACTGTTGTATGTGAAACCATTTTTGATGCTGATTCATATAATCCTTATGTTAGATATAGTGTTGATATTAGGAATGAGTTGAACAAAATTTTAAAAGATTTTAAATATTTGTTATCCGATAAAAATTCTAGTAATAGATTGAACACGTATCTAAAAACGGATACGTTGAAATATTTTAAAAGTGAATTAAATAAATATGATTCAACAATTAAAAATTATTATGTGTATAGACCAACAAAAAATATTGAAATGAAATTCGGTTTATATATTAATGATAATACTGTTGTTGAAAGATTATTTAATGTGTCTAAATTAGATTATGATGCATTTCAATCTTTTGATATTGTAATTTATTTGAATAATATTAAATTGATGATTGAGGAAAAATTGAGAGAAAAAGATATTAATTTAATGTGGGAGGATTATGATTTAATTAATACATATAATATGAATATACAACAAATTAGAGACATGGATGAAAGAAAAA